TTCAGCCGCATCGAGCGAGATCCGAAGCCATACGGCAAGAAAGCACGCCGCCAGCTACGGGGAGGTCGCCATGATTGATGACCAGCAGCGCGCCAGGGAGTTGCGCAAGCAGGCGGCCGAGATTCTTGCTGCTGCATACAAGGATGCCCACTTCTTCGGAGCTATGGACGATGCGCTTTCCGAAACGCCGTCGCCGCACTGCCAAGTGACGATCACCGCAATCACCGCCGCCCTGCGCGCCGCGCCGGATGCCGTAGCCCTGCGCGTGGCAATGGATACGCTGGAGCAGATTGCCAGCGCTCCAGACGATCAGGGTGCGAGGTTCAAGGCTGCCGGGGCTGTTGCGTTCTTGATTACACAGGAAGCTGGCCTGCGCGGCGCGCCGGAGGTGACCGACGCAATGGTCGAGGCCGCACATTCCACTTACTGGGCACATCCCGATGACAGTGGCGAAGACCGCCCATGCATTCGCGCAGCACTGGAAGCTGCACTCGCCGCCCGTCCGCAGGGGGTGAAGGGATGAAGCCGATTTATCAGCAAGCGGCAGAACAGTTCCGTCCGTCAATCACGCTGTCAGTTTTGGATGATGCTCGGCAACAAGGAATGATTGATGACACAACGCGCAGCCTGATCTTGATGGCAGCACGTCAGGACATGGCTACAGCCTTTGCATCTGAGCCTGACGGGTGGGCGCTCATCAAGGCCAAGCCAACCGAGGAAATGTTGAACGCAGCAAAAGATGCATACCAGCCGTTCGGCGAGATGGAGATTGCGCTATTGGCCGCGATTTCAGCAAGTCCAAAGGCGGTTAAAGGTGGCTACTGATAGACCAGACAGCCCGCAGGAGGCGAGCGATGCGTGAGCTACTGCCTGTCCTGATCGCCTGTGAGTACAGCGATACGGTGGCCAGCGCATTTCGCGCGCGCGGGTTCGAGACGTATTCGTGCGACCTGCGGCCGAGCGAGGGTGACGCACGGTGGCACATCCAGGACGATGTGCGGAACCACCTGCAGTCCGGCCGCTGGGCGGCGATGGTCGCCCACCCGTACTGCACCTTCAACACGCTGGCTGGCATTCGCTGGATGTACCACCCCGACGACACTCAGCTGCAGCAGCCAGACCGCCGCCGGCACCCGAAGTACCCGAACCGCATGCGCGACTTTCTGGAGGGAGCCCTGCTCTTCTCCGACCTGATGGCCGCGCCCATCGAGTTCATCGGGTGCGAGAACTCCAAGCCCCACGGCTTGGCCATGAGCGTGCTTGGCAGGCCAACGCAGACCGTGCAGCCCTACGACTTCGGCAGCCCATTTACCAAGGGCGCCACGCTGTGGCTGAAGAGCCTGCCGGCGCTGGTGCCGACGCACACAAAGGCACAGGTGCTGGCGGAGCATGGCGCGATCGAGCCGCGGTGCCATCACATGCCGCCTGGACCGGACCGCGAGAAGGAGCGTTCTCGGTTTGATCCTGCTGTTGCCGCGGCGATGGAGCGAGGCAATGGGGGGATCACATCCTTTCGACTCTGGCGGCGCGCCAGACTTTCGTTGCCCTGCAACTGGAGCACGCCGCATGACCAACAATTGCAAATCGCGTGACCTATCGCTTCCTCAGCAGCTCCAGCTCGGCCAGCACTTCGAGCAGGCCGGCGTCAGAGGCCATGCCGCGCTCGCACTGGCTGCCATCGTAGTAGCCGGGCTGCAGCCATGCGCCAGCCTTGCTGCCCAGCGTTGCGTCCGCAGCATCGCGCAGGACCTCATAGCGAGCGTTCCGCTGCAGCAGCTCCAGCCGCTGGGCATAGGCGTCCGACAAGCTACCGGCGCCCTTCAGCTGGCCGCCCGGACCTCGCGTGGCCATGTCCGCGTTGTGGAGCTGCATGGCCATGGCCAGGAGCAGGTGCCCGGTGTCGGAGTGCGGGCCGTCCAGCAGAATGCCGGCGCGCTTCTGCGCAGAGTCAAAGAGCTCGGAGCGGGTCTGGTTGATATAGGGATTCTTCGACATGGCGTTGATCGTAGCGCCAAGCGGTATCAGGAGGTGAGTCGTGTTTGAGCGACACAACAAGAGCGCCTGCGCGGCGCTGGAAGGAGAGCAACATGGCCGATAGCCCGTACCTGTCCCGTGACGATATTAAGGACCTGACGCGGACGCCGCAGCGCAAGCGACAAGCCGAGTTCCTGCGCAACAACGGAATCCGCCACTATCTCGATGCACATGGCTGGCCAGTGGTGCTGTGGTCTGCCATTGAGGGCCGACAGGAAACCACCAAACCGGCCGCCCCCGAGTGGAGGCCAAACAAGGCAGCGTAATGGGAAGGAAGCCTACAAAGTCTGGAGCGGTGCCGCGGCTGCGCAAGCGCATGCAGAAATCGGGCGTGGTGCATTACTACTACGACCACGGCGGCAAGCCGCGCAAGGAAACGCCACTGGGCAGTGATTATGGTTTGGCGATCCAGAAATGGGCGCAGCTTGAGCGTGCCGCCATGGTTCCAGTGCACGCCCAGCTGACGTTCCGGCAGGCCGCCGAGCGTTACCGTATCGAGGTCATCCCAGGAAAAGCCGAAGGTACTCAGCGGGCAAACCTGCGCGAACTGGACGTGTTGCTCCGGTTCTTCGATGACCCGCCGGGTCCGTTGGATGCAATCCGCCCCACACACGTATTCAACTACCTGCAGTGGCGCAAGGCTGCCCCGGTCAGCGCAAACCGGGAAAAATCCTTGCTCTCGCACATGTGGAATTGGTTCCGACAGAAAGGGTACACCGACCTACCGAACCCCTGTGCCGGCGTGAATCGAAACCGTGAGGAAGGCCGGCGCGTGTACGTTGAGGATGATGTGCTGCAGCGGGTCTACGATGCCGCAGACCAAGTGCTGAAGGACGCCATGGACCTGGCGTACCTGACAGGCCAGCGCCCGGCTGATGTTCGCGAGCTGGACCGGAGGAACATCAAGGACGGCGTGCTGGTGCTGCAGCAGCGGAAAACGAAGGCACTGATGCGGATAGCCATCACGGGAGAGCTGAAGGTCCTGATTGACCGGCTGCTGGCCCGTCGCCCACCGGACGGCACGCCAATCAGCACGCGGCTGCTGCTGGGCGAGGACTGGCTACCGATCGGAAAGGATGCGCTGCGCTACCGGTTCGACCGCGCCCGCGAGCTGGCCGGCATCCCCAAGGCGGAGTTTCAGTTCCGCGACCTGCGCGCCAAGGCCGGTACCGACAAGGCCGATTCCGCTGGTGACATCCGCCAAGCGCAGCAGCAGCTGGGCCACAAGTCGGTCACCACCACGGAGATCTACGTGCGCAAGCGCAGGGGTGCTGTAACCACCCCGACGAAGTGAGTTGCGGAGCGACCAGCTTTTTGCGGAGCAACAAAAAAGGCTCCGGATCGCTCCGAAGCCTTGGCAATGCTGGTGGGCCGTGATGGATTCGAACCATCGACCAAAAGATTAAAAGTCTTCTGCTCTACCAACTGAGCTAACGGCCCAAACAAAGACCCGGCCGTAGCCGGGGTGCG